ATCCATCCCAATGGCACGCAGATCCGAGACAATCTGCGCCTCCTCGTTCTGGCCTCGACGGAACACCCGCAGGATGCGTCCAGGAAACTTCTCAATGACCGCCCATCTGAACGACAGCCACAGCCAACGGTCGCATGGGTGGCCTAGTTGTGAGGCTCCGAGGTGTGGACGAGGTGGGTCAACCTCACGCAGTCGCTCATGGTGTTGGTCAATCAGCGCCTGAATGCTATGCTTGGCCTCGGGTATTTCCATGCCTCTCTCCTTGTCTGGAAAAAGCGACTTGCCCAGGCGCAATGCCTGGGCGTTTTTTTGCTGATTACTTCTTAGCCCACGGCGGCGCACTGCCACGGCCACCAGAAGCCGCTGGTGCGGTCTTGGCAGGCATCGGTGCAGCAGAAGCACCTCCGACCGCCTTGAATCCTTTGACCTCGTTCTGAGCGCCGTACTGCTCAGTCGCAGGCCGGATGTCGAGCTTGATGGACAAGCTGCCACCAAGCAACTGGTCGGTGTCGGACACACGAGCCAGGCCCAACGCACGCATGATCTCGCCCAACTGCTGCCGCCCAATCTCCTCTGCCTTGGGCGAGGCGTTCTTGATGTTCAGATTGCCAAACACAACCCGCCCCTGGTGCGTCGGGCCAGTGATGTCGTACCGCACCTTAATGTACTCACCCGTACCGCTGGCGGTCTGGCGAACCTCAGCCGAGGCGATGGTTGCGTTGTACCAGCCAGCAGGCAGCGGATCGTATCCACCACCAGTGGATTGCGGCAGGCTTTCTGCCTCAAAGGTTTGTCCGAGTGCTGCCATGTTCTTACTCCTTGTCGATCAGTTTGAATGATGGACGGCCAGCCTTGGCCGTGATTGCACCGGCCAATGGCCGAGTGATTGATTCGTCTGCCTTGCTCCATGCAGACATGTTGATTTCAGGCGTCCAGCGAAAAAGCGTAGACAGATGCTCAGTCAGTCCATGCTCTGCCGCCAGTTCCTGCACCTTGTCCGAATCAACCTTGCGGTCGATCCTGCCAACAATCTTCATCACAAAGGCATCAGCCTCGAGCGACTCTGTGCCGTCCAGATTCTCTGGGATGGATGCCAGTTTGCGGATGTCATCCTCAATGCGCCTGCGTTCTGCCTTGGCAACCTCCTCAACATCCTTGTTGACTCGCCACTCCTGACACAGCGCCAGCAACTGAGCGTTCATGCAACGCCTCCGATCTTCCTGATCAGCAGACCCAAGTCAGGAGCCTCCCACTGTGCCAACCGCCCTGAGCGATCCTTGGCCGTCCACAGGCCGTCTGAATCACACATCAGGGCACGCTGACTGTTGCCATCAGCATCCTTCTCCACACGCAGGGCGAGCACCTCATCAAAGAAATAAGGCAACTGCTGGCCGGTTTTATTGCCAGGCATGGAAGGCGCATAGAGCATCCGTCCCATTTCGTCCTGACTCTTTTCGAGCTTTGCACTCATGTAAACATTCTTGCCTGGCAGGTCACGAAACGACCTGATCAGATCTGCCATCTGCTCCTGCATCGCACCGTAGGCTTGCCGAGGATCTTTCGTCGCCTTCTTCTCTGCGTTCAGCACGACCTCAGCGATCTCACTGATCGAGTCCAGCGCAACCGACTCGAACTGTTTCGCCTCCGCAGACTCTGTAAGCCATGCGTAAGCCTCATGCAGATCGGCCATGCCAGTGATTTCGATGAATGGCAGGTCGGCGTCCTGAATCGACAGCAGGCCAGCCTCAGCAGACAGGATGACAGGTGAAGGCAAGGTCTTGATCAGGCTAGTCTTGCCTGCGCCTGCCTGACCGTAGACCAGCAAATCAATGCCGCCTCCAGTCAGATTGCCGGTTCTTTGAAGTTTGGTTGACACTATTTCTCCTTAAATGAAGGCGGTCAGAATGAAGCCGAGTGCGCATCCGATGACGATGCACAGAATCCACTCAAGCACAGGATGAGACTCCTCGTTGTCTTTCAGGTGCTTGAGCATGTGGTTGTCTTGGCGCATGTGAGTCTCCAGAAATGCCCCGGATGACCGGGGCTGTTGGTGTCAGATCACTTCGACCCGGAAGCCTTCTGCTTCCAATTGATCAACGAAGTCTGGCGCTGCCGACTTCATCACGTTGACAGACACGCCGCCATAAATCCGGGCTTTGGCAGCCGCCGTCATAGCCAGAATCTTGACCTCGGTAGAGGCAAAGTCGAAGGGAAGAACTTGGAAGTCAGCCATTTTGGCCTCCTGGGGTTTGCGCCTTCAGACAGTCTGTTCGCGCAGTGGCTGAATCTTACGCCGGTTCCGGTTAAGATGTCAACAAGTTTTTTCAAGGAAACCGGAATGACCACACAGGAAGCGATCCAGCACTACGGCGGGATCAGGAAATTGGCCGAGGAACTCAAGGTCTGGCCGCAGGTCATCTACGCTTGGGGCGACCGCCCACCGATGGGCCGTCAGTACGAACTGGAGGTCAAGACAGAAGGCGCACTCAAGGCTGACCGCGATGACGAAATCTGAAGCAGCATTGATGTATGCCTCATGGGGATGGCACGTTCTGCCAGTCGTCCCCAATGGCAAGGTGCCTGCCACGCAACATGGCGTCAAAGACGCAACCACCAACGCAGAACAGATCGCCAGGTGGTGGATACAGAATCCTGACTTCAATATTGGCATCGCAGCAGGCGAACGCTCAGGCATCGTTGTCTTTGACGTTGATCCACGCAACGGAGGCGACTCCTCCTGGGCCAAATGGATTGACATGAACGGCACCGTACCAGACGGGCCAATGCAAATGACCGCAGGCGGTGGCGAGCATCACATTGCCATGTATGACCCTGAGATCCGCTCTTGCAAACTCTCAGAAGGCGTTGATCTTCTTGCCGATGGAAGGTACTTCGTCGCCTTCCCATCGACCATCGAAGGTCGGCAATACCAGTGGGAAGCATCCTCTGATCCATTCGATGGCATCGCACCATTCCCTATCCCTGCCGATTGGATGCAGTCTTACAGGGCCATGCGCAAGCCAGAAAATCGGCAAGCCTCTACAGGCGGCGGGCTGATCCAAGGCAGTCGCAACAACGGCCTTACAGCAATCGGTGGTGCCATGCGGCGCTACGGCATGACAGAAGCTGAAATCATGGCCGCTCTGTCCATTGCCAATGAGACTCGATGCGAGATTCCTCTGCCATCTTCTGAGTTAGCTCAGATCGTCAAGTCTGTCTCACGCTACGAACCAGAGTTCGACATAGGCGCAGATGTTGCCCTTGGCAGCGATGCCGCTGAAGCGATCCTCGAGGCCACTCGCGCAGAAACACAAGATTACTTCTTCACCCGCGCAACGTCCTACCTCAGCCAACCAGCACCTCTGCGCTGGATCATCAAGGGATGGATTCCTGACAGCGGCGTGAGCATGGTCTACGGAGAATCAGGCTCAGGCAAAACCTTTATCACCCTAGACATGGCTTGCCACATTGCAGCAGGCATGCCCTGGCACAACCACAAAACTCAGTCTGGCCTCGTCATCTACATGGCCGGTGAAGGTAACTACGGTCTGCGGCAACGGGTCGCCTCCTGGTGCAAAGTTCACAACGTCAACAGTCTTGACAACCTTCTGATCTCGAACAAAGCCATCGACATCGACAGCCCAGCCGCAGCAGCACAAATCATCAATGCCGTTCGAGAAGTCACGGCAGAAGATGCAACAGCAATCTTCATTGATACCGTCAACAATCACATGGCAGGCGACGAAAACAGCGCCAAAGACACTCGCCACATGCTCAACGCCTGCAACATCGTTGCCAGAGCATTGAACTCCAGCGTTTGCCTCAACCATCACACAGGACACTCCATCGACGCCAAGCAACGGGCCAGAGGATCAAGCGCCTGGAAAGCATCCCTAGATTCCTCAATTTTGGTTTCCAAGAAAGACGACAGCATTGAAATCTCATGCACAAAAATGAAGGATGCAGAGCCACCACATCCTTTTTTCGGAAAACTTGAATCCGTGCCGCTGGGATGGATTGATGAAGATGGCGATGAAATAAAAGGCGCGGTCTTTATGATTGACGATAATCCGCCAGAACAAAACGACACAAAAGAATCAGACAATCAGCGCGATATTCGCAAATTCACAAACGCATGGTGGAACTCAGGCGCGGAAGATCGTCACGGCCAGCCTTATCTGTCACGCAGCGCATTGATTGATTATTTGATTTCAAACGAAGGATTGACAGAATCAACGGCCAAAACATACGCACAGGAAAGCAAAAAGGGAAGGCTGATTTATAACCTGCTGAACGCCGAAATCATTACCGCATCAGAGCGCGGATGGGTCGTCTCGAACGACGTCACGGCCTCCGCAATGATGCTCAGACGTCGATCATCGTAGGGTGGGACAATTGGGACAGGACAGGACAAATTGGGACAAATGTCCTGGGGCAAGACAGCAGGACAATTGGGACAGGACAGGGACACCCCCTTTAGGGAAGGGGTGTCCTGTCTGTCCCAGTACTGATGCGGGTTGCGTTCCTCGGTGTCTTGTGTTCAAATCCCCATAGGGTTTAGAAAAAGGATAAAACGTGACAAAAATCAAGACTTACGCAGGGAATCCTGACTTGTTGTTTGAGTCAGATGAGTGGAGGCACTGCGGCGCGTGGGTTGACAAGGACAATGGCAGCATTGAATGGTTTGTTTTTTTCAAGCCTCAAGCCCACAATCATGAGTGGAGGACATATAAAGTTGTTGCTAATGGCAGAGTTCCAAACAAAGCAAATTATTGGTTTGCTAGGAATGAAAAAACAGGCCAGCTTGGTTTTGCAAGAGATTTGGCTTCAATGTCTGATCACAGACCAAATCTTTACAAAAACACTATGCGCATCATTTCAGACACGGAAGATTGTGCTCCAACGTGATTGAGGACAATATGACCACAGCCAACACAACCCAGGTCGGCGGCAGTCACTACAAGGACAAAGGAATACAGCCTTGGGACTATATTGCTGCCAATGATCTAGGATACTTCGAAGGCAATATAGTGAAGTATGTCAGTCGTTGGAAAGACAAAGGCGGTGTCGAGGATCTGAAAAAAGCTCGGCATTATCTGGATAAACTGATCGAAATTCAGACGGATGATTTGAAATGACAAAAGGCCAAAACAAAACAAATCCAGCAGATAAGGTAGAGCAATGGCCCATTGAGAAACTGGTGCCATACGCAAAAAACTCTCGCACTCATAGCGATGCTCAAGTCGCTCAAATCGCTGCGTCAATTAAAGAATGGGGATTTACTACCGCTGTCCTGGTGGACGAATCAGGAAGCATCATTGCAGGCCACGGTCGCGTCATGGCGGCTCGCAAGCTCGGCATGACATCTCTGCCAGTCATGGTCGCTTCAGGCTGGACGGATGCACAGAAGCGCGCCTACGTCATTGCCGACAACAAGCTGGCGCTGAACGCCGGATGGGACAACGAACTGCTGTCTCTTGAACTTGGCGAGCTTGGCGATTTAGGATTCGACCTCGAGTTGACCGGATTCACGGATGAGGAAATCAAGGCGCTGATGCCGGTGGAAGTGACCGAAGGACTGACCGACCCGGACGCTGCTCCTGCCGTGCAGGAAAACCCGGTCACGGTGCCTGGTGACGTCTGGATCATGGGCAAGCACCGGCTGATGTGCGGCGACAGCACCAGCATTTCAGCCGTCGAGATGCTGATGGCTGGCGAAAAAGCAGACATGGTGTTTACCGACCCACCGTATGGCGTCTCGTATGAAGATTCAAAAGGCAGGAAAATCCAGAACGATGAATTGGTCGATGACAAGCTGCAGGAGTTCGTGACTGAGGCATTTTCATGTGGAGTCGCAATCTGCAAAGATGGAGCCGCATGGTTTGTCTGGCACGCATCTCGATTCCAACGTGAATTTGAGAACGCCTTAAACAAGGCTGGCTTGAAAGTACGCCAGCAGATCATCTGGGTAAAAGGACAAGGAGTTGATGGCACTGCTCAAGTCCAAGCACCAGCCATTGGCAGAAGCCATTTCAGATGGCTGCACGAGCCGTGTTTTTATGCCAGCAAGACTCAGCCATTCAACGCTGGAGACAGAAAGACAACGACCGTCTGGACAGTGACACGACAGACGACAGGCACAGTACACCCGACTCAGAAGCCAGTTGCATTGATTGAGATTGCACTTGAGAACAGCAGCAAGAGCGAGGACGTTGTGCTTGATCTGTTTGGCGGCAGCGGCAGCACACTGATTGCCTGCGAAAAGACAGGACGCATCAATCGCAGCATGGAACTGGACCCACGCTACTGCGACGTCATCGTCAAGCGGTGGCAGGACTTCACCGGCAAGCAGGCAATTCACGCAGAAACTGGCAAACCTTTCGCGGAGGTTAAAAATGGCAACGAAGACGTTAAAAACTGAAAAATCGGTTGTAAAAAAGGTCGGACAGAACGGCGGCGCTCGAGAAGGCGCTGGCCGACCAGCCTTCGAACCGACCGACGCAGAGCGAAAACAGGTCGAGGCCATGTCAGGCTACGGCCTGCCGATTGAGCAGATTGCAGTCCTGGTGCGCCACGGAATCGACACCGACACGCTGCGCAAGCATTTCGCCCAGGAACTGATTGCAGGCAAAGCCAAGGCCAACTCAGGCGTTGGCCGCACGCTGTTCCAGAAGGCGATGGGGGGCGATACCGCAGCCATGATCTGGTGGTCAAAGACGCAGATGCGCTGGAAGGAAGTCCAGCAGCATGAACTGACTGGCGTTGATGGAGCACCAATTGAGTTCGCAAAAATCGAGCGCGTGGTGATTAAGAAGTGAAAACACTTCGCATCGAAACCCCAGAATGGGCGCTGCCGCTTCTTGAGCCTGCGCGATACAAGGGTGCTTACGGCGGGCGAGGAAGCGGCAAAAGCCATTTCTTTGCCGAGATGATGGTGGAGGCTCACCTGATCGACCAAAAGCGCCGTAGCGTCTGCGTGCGTGAGATCCAGAAGTCTCTGAATCAGTCGGTTAAGCGCCTGCTTGAACTGAAGATCGAGCAACTGAACGCTGGCACTTACTTCGAGGTGCAGGAAGCCGTCATCAAATGCAAGAAGGGCGACGGTCTGATCATCTTCCAAGGCATGCAGAACCACACAGCCGATTCCATCAAGTCGCTAGAAGGCTACGATTGCGCCTGGGTCGAAGAAGCTCAAAGTCTGAGCCAGCGCAGTCTTGACCTGCTGCGTCCGACCATCCGCAAGCCTGGCTCAGAACTGTGGTTCACATGGAACCCGAGTCAGGCCAGTGATCCGGTCGATCACTTGCTGCGAGGCGATGCGCAACCGCCAGGCTCGGCTGTGATTGAGGTCAACTGGAACCAGAATCCTTGGTTTCCTGACGTCTTGCGTGCTGAAATGGAGTACGACCGCAGGCGAGATCCGGACAAGTTCGCCCATGTCTGGCAAGGAGCGTACCTGCGCAACACCGAGGCGCGAGTGTTCAAAAACTGGCGAGTTGAGGAGTTTGAGGCTCCTGCGGACGCCATCCACAGGCTCGGCGCTGACTGGGGATTTGCCACTGATCCGACCGTTCTTGTGCGCTGCCACATCATTGGCCGCACGCTGTACATCGACTATGAGGCGTACATGGTCGGCTGCGAGATTGTCAACACGCCTGATCTGTTCATGACTGTCCCTCAGTCAGAGAAATGGCCGCTGGTGGCCGACTCCTCGAGGCCAGAGACGATCAGCCACATGCGAAAGCATGGCTTTCCAAAGATCATGGGCGCGGTCAAAGGCCCGAAATCCGTGCAGGAAGGCGTCGAGTGGCTCAAGTCCTACGACATCGTGGTGCATCCGCGCTGCCAGCACACAATTGACGAATTGACGGCCTACAGTTACAAGATCGACAGCCTGACCGGACAGGTGCTGCCGGTCTTGCAAGATGAAAAAAACCATGTTATTGACGCTTTAAGGTATGCTTGCGAGGGTATTCGTCGGGCGGCTCCAAGAAATCCTGTGGAGTTCAAACCGATTCCGACCGTCAATCGGTGGTGACAATGGCACGAATCTCAAACGAACAGCGACTGGCTGGACTGCACGCAGAAGCACTCTCGGACTTCGACAAGATCCAGTCCGCACTGCGTGACGAACGCCTCCAGTGCCTGCAAGACCGCCGGTTCTATTCTCTGGCAGGCGCTCAATGGGAAGGACCGCTGTGGGATCAGTACGAAAACCGCCCCAAGTTTGAGGTCAACAAGATCCACATGGCGGTCATTCGGATCATCAACGAATACCGCAACAACCGCATCTCTGTCGATTTCGTCAGCAAGGACGGCAAGACAGACGACAAGATGGCTGAGACTCTTGACGGCCTGTATCGTGCTGATGAGCAGGATTCTGTTGCGTCAGAGGCTTACGACAACGCCTTCGAGGAGGCGGTCGGCGGTGGATTTGGTGCTTGGCGTCTGCGCACTGAATACGAGGACGACGAGGACGACGAGAACGAAAAGCAGCGCATCCGCATTGAGCCAATCTTTGATGCCGATTCGTCCGTTTACTTCGACTTGCAGTCCAAGCGCCAGGACAAGTCTGACTCGCGGTATTGCTTCGTTGTGACGGCCATGACGCGAGACGCCTACAAGGAAACGTATGGCGATGACCCGACGACCTGGCCGAAAGTCGTGCATCAGTACGAGTTCGACTGGTGTACGCCTGACGTTGTTTTTGTGGCCGAATACTACAAAGTCGAGGAAACGACTGAGTTAGTTCGCATCTTCAGGACGATTGACGGTCAGGAAGAACGCTACCGCAAATCTGACTTTGAGGCTGACGAAACGCTGGAAGAAACGCTCGCCGCGATTGGCACCATCGAGGTCAGGCAAAAGCGGGTCAAGCGGCGGCGCGTGCGTAAGTACATCATGTCTGGCGGGCGGGTGTTGGAGGATCTGGGCTACATCGCAGGTAAGTGCATCCCGGTCGTGCCGGTCTACGGCAAGCGTTGGTTTGTGGATAACGTTGAGCGTTGCATGGGTCACGTTCGACTGGCTAAGGATGCGCAGCGCCTGCGCAACATGCAACTTTCCAAGCTCGGCGAGATTGCTGCGCTGTCCAGCGTTGAAAAGCCCATCCTGACGCCTGAGCAGGTTGCAGGGCATCAACTGATGTGGGCTGAGGACAACATCAAAGACTATCCGTACCTGCTGATCAATCCGATCATGGCAGCGGACGGCAGCACGCAGGTAGCAGGCCCGGTTGCGTACACCAAGAGTGCGGCAGTGCCTCCTGCACTGGCAGGCATCATTCAGGTGACAGAGCAGGACATGCGCGATGTCTTGGGCAACCAAGAGCAGGCAGATAAGGTCGTCAGCAACATCTCAGGCAAGGCTGTGGAGATGATCCAGCAGCGCTTGGACATGCAGACCTTCATCTATATGTCCAACTTTGCCAAGGCGATGAAACGCTGCGGGGAGATTTGGCTTTCGATGGCGCAGGATGTCTACGTCGAAGAAGGCCGCACCATGAAAACGATCAATGCCAATGGAGATGTTGGCATGATCGAGATGATGAAGCCTGCCATCAACGAAAACGGCGAGATGTATGCCGAGAACGATCTGTCGCAGGCCAGGTTTGATGTTGATGTGGAAGTCGGCCCGACCAGTCAGAGTCGGCGTGCAGCAACCGTTCGCGCACTGACTGGCATGCTTTCCATCACGCAAGACCCTGAGACGCAGCAAGTCTTGCAGGCGATGGCGATGATGAACATGGAAGGAGAGGGCATCGCTGATGTGCGCGACTTCTTCCGCAAGCGCCTGCTGAAACTTGGCGTCATCAAGCCCACCGACGAAGAAGCGCAGGAGTTGATGCTTGAGATTCAGGGCCAGCCTGCTGACCCGAATACGATCTTCTTGCAGGCAGCGGCTGAGGAGGCAGTGGCAAAGGCTGCCAAGGCTCGCGCTGATACCGTCCTGACGGTGGCAAAGGCTGAGGAAACGCAAGCCAAAACGATTGAGACGCTTGCCAAGGTGCAGGGCGAAGGCATGCCTCAAGTCAGCATTGAGGCATCGCCTGCTGCGCCTCAGCCTGTTCAGGCTCAACCAATGAAGCCAGACAACTCAGACCTCGAGCGTGCAAAACTTGAGATTGAAGTCGAGAACATGCGGGTTGAGACGGCGATGAAGCTGATCAAACTGGCAGAGGCCGACAACAAGATCAAGACGCTGCAAGAGGAAAAAGAGCAGTCCAGTCAGGTGCTGAGTGAGACGGTGAAAGATGTGCAGGAAGTGGTGCAGGGTCTGGTCGAAAGTTTTAAGAACTTTGAGGATTCTGTGAAAATGCTCTCTGACAGCAGCAAGGAAGCGTCCGAGAAGGCTATCGAGGCAATCAAGCGTCCGAAACGGGTCATCCGTGAGAACGGCAAGATCGTCGGCATCGAAACCCAATAGGTGAGTCAACATGGCAAATGCCATTTATCCCAAGTACAAGCAGGCGTTGCTCGATGCGTCAGCAGACGTTGATCTGAACGATGGCACCGTTAAGGTCGCGCTTAGTACCGCTGCGTACAACTCGGCGCATGACTTCTACGATGATGTCAGCGCATCGACGGTTGGCACGCCTCAAACGATTGCCAACACAACAGTGACTGATGGCCTGTTTGATGGTGACAACGTGACCTACACCGCTGTGCCTAGTGGCAGCACGGTGACTGCGCTGATCATCTACATCGACACCGGCACGCCTGGCACATCAAGGCTTGTGGCGTTTATCGACACTGGTGTGACAGGGTTCCCGTTGTCCACCAACGGCGGTGATGTGACTGTCTCCTGGAACGCCAGCGGGATCTTCCAACTGTGAACCAGATCGTTTCTGCGTCATACGTTATCGACAGCCACGAGCAACAGGACGGCTCCCGGTGGGTCAAGGAGTCTTATGTGGACTCCAATGGCGCAACACAAACGTGCCTTTACAAGTTGCCTGCTGGGCAGGGCGATGCCCAGGCTCAAGCAAACATGGATGCGCGAGTCATTGAGATCAATCGACAGATTGCGGGGCTGACCACAGATGGCTGACATTTTCGTTGACAGCGCAGCCACGGGTACGGGCACTGGCACGAACTGGGCCAATGCGTACACCACGCTTGCTGCTGCGATTACTGCTTCAACCAACGCAGACACAATCTACGTTGCCAACACGCACAACGCCTCGCAGACAACCGCCAAAACCTTCACCTGCCCGACCTCTCCGGGCTTACGGGTTCTTGTTGTCACTCCTTCTGGGGCGTCTGGTAATAGTGGATTGGCTACGGGCGCGATTGAGGCAATTGGCGCTGGCAGTGCGACGTTTACGATCAACGGGTTTGCCTATTTTTATGGGCTGTCAATTTACGGAGCAACAACTAATAACCCAGCATCTTTGATTTCTCTTGCTGTGGCGAATGGCGCATCTGCTGCACTGTACTTTGAAAATTGCGTTTTTCAACTGCGTACAGCATCAACAACGGCTGGTGTTGGATATAACCTCGGATCAGTTAGAGCCAGTACAAGCCAAGATAACTTGCTGGATTTCAAAGACACTTCATTCAGGTTTGGGTCCACAAGTCAGGGGTTTATTTGTGGCAATGCCAGAGTGCGAGCGCAAAACATTTCTTTTGACTCTGCTGGATCTGCGCCAACAACCCTGATTCAAAATCGTCCGGGGTCAGGCAATTTTTTTATCGAAGCGAGCGATTTGTCGGGTGAGTCTTGGTCGAATCTTGTCAGTGTCGCCTGGCTGTCGATCTATGACATTTTGCTGAGGAACTGCAAACTGCCATCCGGCACCGCGCTGACGACTGGCACTTATTCCGGCCCAGGTGGTGTTTCCATTCGGATGGAAAACTGCGACGCTGGAGATACGCAATACAACGTGGCGCTCGGTTCGTACACTGGCACGGTTGTCGATGAGACGACTATTGTCAGGACTGGTGGAGGCGCGACTGCGCTGCGGCTGGATACGAGCGCGAACACCAAGTTTCCATATTCAACGTTGACTGTTGAGGGTGCTCGGTACAACAGCGTTGTGGGCACATCGCAGACGCTGACGATTGAGTTTATCCACGATACAAGCACGGCAGCCGGACAAGGGTCAGGCACCAGTTTTGCCTACACCAATGCTGAGTTGTGGGTCGAGTTGCAGTATCAGGGCACGAGCGGTTTTCCGCTGGCCTTGATCGACCTTGATGACCGCGCTGCAAACGTCCTGAGCACGCCTGCCGATCAACCATCATCATCTGCAACGTGGACGACGACCGGCATGACGACGCCTGTGAAGGGCAAGATGGAATGTACATTCACGGCGCAAGAGGCTGGGTATCTGCTATTTAAGGTCTGTTTTGCTGCACCGTCAAAGGTGGTCTATGTTGACCTTCTGGGTGTGACGGTCGCCTGATATGGCTACAGGCCGTCTGATTCCCGGGTATGGGTTTGTCGTTGAGACAACGACAACCGGGCGTCTGGTTCCGGGTTACGGATTTGTCGTTGAGACAGAATCGACTGGGCAGACGCTCACACCAGGTCTGTACACCAACAATCAGACCTTTTACGGGCCGACTGTCACCTCAACGGTCACACTTAGCCCGTCGCTGTATACCAATACTCAGACGTTCTACGGGCCGACCGTTACGCTCGGGCCTGCGCCTCAGACTTTATCTCCGAGTCTGTACACGAACCAGCAGACGTTTTACGGCCCGACTGTCATCAGGCAGCAGTTTCTTGAGCCTGGGCTGTACACAAATCAGCAAATCTTCTACGGCCCAATCGTCACTCAGGTTGCGCCGCAGACCGTTTTCCCGGATCTGTTCGTCAATCAGAACCAGTTCTTTGGGGTCACAATCCTCGGCGCTGGTGGTGGAGCGACAGCAAAAGGCGGCTGGGCCACAGAGCGCCGCAGGCTTGAACTGTCGATTCAGCAGCGCCAGGCTCAACAGACGCTGGCTCAGTCCAGGGACAAAGTTGCCAAGAAGATCGCAAAACGCATTGAGCGTTTTGTGGAGGCAGACTTCCAGGACGAGATTGACGAAATCGTTGCGCTGCAAAAAGAGTTTGCAAAACTCGAAGCGCGGTACAATAATTCGCAACAGTTGTCCACAGACCTTCGTGATGCCACGAAGGTGCTACAAGAATTTATCCAGGATGAGCAGGACGCAATTGACCTGTTGATGCTGGTGCAGGAATTTGACGCGAGATGCGTCATTGAGGCAACCGCCAGCCCTAATGTGGCGAGTTTGATGGGATCAGCATGAGCGAAACGGCAGATATTGAGGAAATCGTCACGGAAGAACCGCAGGAGCAGCAAGAGGTTGAGCAGGTGCTTGAGCAGGATGAGCAAGAACCTGAGCAACAGCAAGATGAGCCTGATGAGTCTGAAGTGGTTGTTTCCATTGGTGAGGAGTCGCCACCTCAAGAGGAAACGCGGGCACCTGATTGGGTGCGCGAGTTGCGGAAATCACACCGCGAGTTGCAGCGCAAGAACCGTGAGCTTGAAGCCAAACTGACAACCCAAGCGCCTGTAGTGCAGCCGCTGGGTAAGAAGCCGACGCTTGAGGATCACGACTACGACGCCGAGAAGTTTGAGACTTCGTTGGCAGAGTGGTACGAGCGCAAGCGAAAAGCGGATGAAGTGGCAGCGCAGGCCAGACTCGCTGAGGAGCAACAGCAGCGGCAATGGCAGGCAAAGCTGGATTCCTACGGCAAGGCGAAAGCCTCGCTCAAGGTGCGCGATTTTGATGATGCTGAAGAAGTCACTCAGCAAGCATTGGACATCACGCAGCAGGGAATCGTGCTTCAGGGTGCAGAAAATCCTGCCCTGTTGGTGTACGCACTTGGCAAGAACCCAAAGAAGGCCGCAGAACTCGGCTCAATCAAAGATCCTGTGAAATTCGCTTTTGCGGTAGCGAAACTGGAGAAAGACTTGAAGGTTACGCAACGCAAAGCGGCACCGCCGCCCGAGAAAGTCGTGCAAGGTAACGCAGGCGTTTCTGGCGCGGTTGATTCAACACTCGACCGGCTGCGTGCTGAAGCTGAGAAGTCCGGTGACTACACCAAGGTCTTTAAGTACAAGCAGCAGCAGAAAGTCAAACAGAAATGAGGTAAATCATGGCAAACGCATTTAATAAAGAAGAACGCGTCGCGTTCGAGAACATTCTGGAAGGCTTCCAGGACGCTCTGGTGCTGTCGCGCAACGTTTCGGTGTACAACACCGACCAGACGATGATGGAGCGCACCAACAACGTCATCTGGCGTCCGCAGCCCTACATCGCTGAGTCGATCACTGCCGCCCCTGGCACTGACATCTCCTCGTCCTACAAGGACATGACTCAGTTGGCTGTGCCTGCGACCATTGGTTTCAGCAAGTCTGTGCCTTGGACGCTGAACGCGCTGGAACTGCGTGATGCGCTGCAAGAGGGTCGCCTGGGCGATGCCGCCAAGCAGAAGCTGGCCTCGGACATCAACGTTGCCATCATGAACGTTGCTGCCACCCAGGGCACGCTGGTTGTGAAGCGTACCGCTGCCGCCTCAGGCTTTGATGATGTCGCGCAATGCGACGCCATCATGAACGAGCAGGGCGTGCCGTCTTATGACCGCTATCTGGCTCTGAGCACCCGCGACTACAACGGCATGGCGAACAACCTGTCGGCTCTGTCGCGTTCGTTTGGCAACCAGAAGTCGGATTCGGCCTACGAGCGTGCCTATGTCGGCATGGTCGCTTCGTTCGACACCTTCAAGCTGGACTACGCCAACCGCAAGGCCGCCGCTGCTGGCTCGGGCATCACCATTGATACCCGTACCGCTGCGAACAACTACTACCAGCCCAAAGCGACCAGCACCGCGGTCGGTGGTCAGATCAACGTTGACAACCGCTATCAGACCGTGACTGTCTCCTCGACCACCAACGTGGCCGCTGGCGACTGCTTCACGATCTCTGGCGTCAACGCCTGCCACCACATCACCAAGGGTGACACTGGCGTGCTGAAAACCTTCCGGGTGATCAGCGTGACCAACTCCACCACGATGGTGATTTCGCCTCCGATCATCTCCGATCAAGGCGCGACCGATGCTGAGGCTCAGTATCAGAACGTGATCGTTACGCCTGCTGCTACGGCTAACATCGTGTTCCTGAACACCGCCTCGGCTTACCTCAACCCGTTCTGGCAGAAAGACTCGCTTGAGATCCTGCCGGGTCGGTATGCGGTGCCTGCCGATGCTGGCGTTGCTGTGATGCGTGCTGCCACTGACCAGGGCGTTGAACTGGTGATGCAGAAGTTCTACGACATCAACACCATGAAAACCAAGTATCGTCTCGATACCTTGTTTGGTGTGGTGAACAAGCAGCCGGAAATGTCCGGTGTGATCTTGTTCTCGCAGACCTGATCGTAGACTGACAGGGCAGGGGCTTCGGCCCCTGTCTTGTTTTAGGAGTGCGGTATGCCGCTGAAAAAAGGTTATTCGCAGAAGTCCATTTCGTCCAACATCTCGAAAGAGATGAAGGCTGGCAAGCCGCAGAAGCAAGCGGTGGCGATTGCTCTGAGTACGGCACGCACTGCCGCCATGAAAGCAGGAAAGCCTAGCAAAGCGCCGAGGAAGAAATGAAAGCCAAACCTCCTGGCCTCTATGCCAACATTGCCGCTAAACGCGAGCGCATCGAGGCTGGCAGTAAGGAGCGTATGCGTAAGCCTGGGAGCAAAGGCGCTCCGACTGCTGCTGCGTTTCGTGCCGCTGCCAAGACTGCAAAGAAAAAATGACCGAATTTCCGACGCTTGTTTACCGATCCCCAGGCCCGCATCACGGCCCAGGCTCAACGACCTATGACTATCGTGGCGTTAAGACTGAAGATGAGTTGACGCTGCGACAGATCGAGGGCTGGACGTTGAGTCTTGACGAGGCGATCAACGGTAAGCCAGTAGCGCCTGAGCCTGTGGACAACTCGCCGCCGACTCGGGCTGAGATGGAGCAGAAGGCGCGGGAACTGAAGATCAAGTTTGACGGTCGCACGACGGATCGGAAACTGTTAGGATTGATCGAGTCCGCAATGGGGTCGGTATGAGTTACACAAAACGCCAGTTTGTCGAGGCCGCCTTCGAGGAAATCGGACTGGCGGCGTATGTGTTTGATCTGTCCCCTCAGCAGATGGAGTCTGCGGTGCGCCGTCTGGATACCATGATGGCCGAGTGGAACGCCAAGGGTATCCGTCTGGCATATCCGCTGCCGTCCAGTCCGCAGGACAGTGACATTGACGCTGAAACGACGGTGCCTGACAGCGCCAACGAAGCAATCATCTGCAATCTTGGTATCAGACTGGCTCCGTCCTATGGTAAGCAAGTGATGCCTGAGACGAAGGTGACGGCAAAGATGGCTTACAACACGCTGCTGGCGCGTGCGACAATGCCGATGGAGCAGCAATTCCCTGCTGCAATGCCTTCTGGTGCTGGCAACAAGCCTTGGCGCGTCTACGACGATCCATATCTGCGTCCGCCGTACTTCCCGGTGGACTCTGGGCCTGAAGGCCCGCTGGAGTACAACTGATGCCTACGATCAATCAACTGCCGACTCTGGCGACGGTTTCATCCGGCGATCAGTTGCCGGTCTACACGCCTAGCAACGGCGATGCTCGCAAGATGAGCATCGGTTCACTGCTGACGTTCTTCCAGTCATCGTTCGCCTCGCCTACGATGTCGGTGCAGTATGCGACGCCTGGGACTGGCTTCAACGTCACTGTGGCGACCAACAGCACGCAGGCATGGTTGCTGATTCAGCCTGCTGGAACGCTGGCAACTGGCACTGTGACGCTGCCGCTGAACACCAGCGTTGCTGATGGTCAGGAGGTGCTGGTGACGACGACGCAGCAGATTACATCGTTCACGCTCGGCCTGAACGGTGCTGCGGCTGCGTTTGGTGATCCGACGACGCTGGCGGCTGAGGACTTCTTCCGTATGCGTTACTACGGGCCTACAAATTCTTGGTACAGGATTGCTTGATCATGACCATTCGCGCACCGTTTCAGCCTCAACGTGGGGCAAACCAAGTCGTGACACCTGGCGCTGCATCGGCGTCTGCGACCATTGCTCTCGGGCCTAAGTCTGTCCGTCTGGTCAACAGCGGCGCAAACATCTGCCACGTTCGCATTGGTCAGGGCACTCAGACTGCGACGACGGCTGACATGCCGATTCGTGCAGGCAGCGAGATCATTGTGCAGCGCCAAGAGGATGAGGTGACTGTGGCTTACATCAGCGCCTCGGGCACGACGCTGCACATTCAGACCGGCGAAGGCGGCTACTGAGATGGCGAAAGATCCTCGACTCGAAAGGGCCGGGGTCAGCGGCTACAACAAGCCCAAGCGCACGCCTGGACATCCGACCAAGAGTCATGTGGTCGTTGCCAAAACTGGCGATCAGGTCAAGACGATCCGATTCGGCCAGCAGGGTGTGTCAGGCTCACCAAAGAAAGAAGGTGAGTCAGAGTCCAGCCGCAAGCGCCGCGAGTCATTCAAGGCCAGACATGCCGAGAACATTGCCAAGGGCAAGATGAGTGCGGCATATTGGGCTGACAAAGTGAAGTGGTGAGATGGCTCAAATCCCGATCATCAGCGGAATCTATACGGACAACGGCCCGGACTTCCGGCAGTCCTATCCGGTCAACATGGAGCCTGTGCCTGTTGCCAACGGCATCAGCGGCGGCTATCTGCGTCCGTCTGATGGTCTGATCGCCCAGGGCACTGGGCCTGGCATTGATCGAGGCGGGATCAACTGGAACGGTGTGCTGTATCGAGTGATGGGCACGAAACTTGTGTCTATCAGCAGCACGAATGTCGTCACCATTTTGGGTGATGTCGGTGGATCGACGGATCTAGTCATCATGGACTATTCGTTTGACCACCTCGGCATCGTCTCTGGCGGCAACATTTATTTCTGGAATGGCACGACGCTGACCATTGGCAACTATCCGCTGCCAATCGTCACTGTCGGTCCAATCATTGATTTTTGTTTCATCGACGGTCGGTTCATGCTGACCGATGGTGTGCGGCTGTACGTCACGGATGTTGGTGATCCGTTTACGATTGGCGCGTTTGCGTATCAGGAACCAGTCGCAGATCCTGACCCTGTATCATCACTGTTGCGTTTGCGCAACGAGGTGTATGCAATCAATCGCAACACTATTGAGGTGTATGAGTCGATTGGAGGATCTGCGCCGTTCCCGTTCAGCGTGATTGACGGTGCGCAGATCCAGAAGGGTGCGATTGGCGTTCAGGGTTCATGCGTTTTTTCCGAGATGATTGCCTTCATTGGCAGCGGTCGCAATGAAGCGCCTGCGGTCTATCTCGGCTCTGCGGCTGTGGCAACCAAGATCAGCACGCAAGAGATTGACGAGATTCTGGCAACGTACACTGAGCAGCAGTTGTCTCTGGTGAAACTTGAGCCTCGCAACGACAAGTCGCAGCAGTTCCTGTATCTGCATCTGCCAGACCGTACGCTGGTCTACGATGCTGCTGCGTCTGCCGCGATGGAGCAACAGGTGTGGACTGTTTTGGTCAGCACGACTGACGGTTTTGCACAGTACCGCGCACGCAACTTCGTCTGGATTTACGACAAATGGACCTGCGGTGATCCTCAGTCCAGTACCTTTGGATACATGAGCGACACCACCTCAAATCATTGGGGTCAGATTGTGCGTTGGGAGTTTGGCACCGCCATTGTGTACAACGAGAGCAAGGGTGCAATCTTCCATCAACTCGAACTGGTTGCTCTGACTGGTCGCGTGGCCTTGGGTCAGAATCCTTGGATCAGTACCAGTTACTCATACGACGGTCAGACCTGGGGTCAGGACAGAGCGATTCAGGTCGGATCTGTTGGTCAGACGCAAAAGCGCCTGGTGTGGTTCCAGCAGGGTCACATGCGCAACTGGCGTGTGCAGCGGTTCCGTGGCGACAGTCAGGCGCATCTATCGTTTGCGAGGCTTGAGGCTCAGTTAGAGCCTCTGGCGTACTGATGGCAACGTCCAACAGGCTCAACCTGACGCGAGATGAGCTTGCGTCATTCCTGAAGAATCACCATCAGATTCGTCAGTTCGAGCGCCTGTTTGCTGACGTTGAGCAACTTGAGCCTACGACGCTTGATGATCTGGCTCTGGTTGGTGATAACGCAGCGCAGAAGGCTGTGCAGGCCATTGATGGGCTTGAGGCTCAGAAGCAGGAGCTTGAGGTTACGGTGGCTGCGCTTGAGGCCAAGGTCAATCAGGCTGTCAGCGCGTTGTCTACCATCAATGACCAGTTGTCGATGCTGATGCAGGCTCCGCCTCCTCGTGAGTTCAAGCGGTCGCGTTATGGGTCGTTCTACGACACGACGACGCAAACGGCGGCGGCGATCAACACGGCTACGGCTATCACGTTCAACACCACTGATCTGAGTCATGGCGTTAGCATTGGGACGACGACATCTCATGTGATCGTGGATACGCCTGGAATTTATAATTTCCAGACATCTATCCAGTTGGATAGCACTGTCTCTACATCAGAACAATTCTATTTGTGGTTCCGAGTCAACGGAGTTGACGTAACCAATTCAGCGTCACAAGTCAGGATTCAGGGCAACAATGCGGAGATTTTTGTTGCTTTGAATTTCTTTTTCGACCTGAAGGCCGACGACTACGTTGAACTGATGTATTCAGTCAGTAGCACTGCGGTGCAATTGCTGGCCTCTGGCGCGGTGGCACCGCATCCTGGCATCCCGTCTGTCATTCTGACGGTTGCAAACAATATTCAAGGGGTTCAATAATGGCAGTCATCGCAAAGGTTCTGGTCCCTCCGTTGCAGTTGGCAACGGGTGCGACCACTCAGTACACAGCCACAAACGTCAAGGCAATCATTGACAAGGCGACTGTGACCAACACTGACACGGTGAATCGTTCGTTCAACGTGCATCTTGTCACTAGCGGCGGGTCTGCCAATAACGCCAACCTTGTCATCGACACCAAGACAGTGGTGCCGAATGAGACTTATCTGTGCCCTGAGTTGGTTGGTCAGGTGCTGGATTCTGGCGACTTCATCAGCACGACGGCCAGCGCGGGCAGTGCGCTGACTCTGCGTATCTCTGGAAGGGAGATTGCATAATGGAAGGCGCAAAGATGCCGATGATGGTTCTCGGCGGGTTCAACGGCCTTGAGGTTGAAGAACCGTTCATTACAGCCGCAGAGAACAAGAAGAATACCCAGGTCGTCATCAACAACTGGATGCTTGGGCCTGAGAAGCCGTCCAGTGAGCCTGGTGCGAATAAACCGTATTGGGTTGCTTTGGGCAAGGCGATGCAGGTTGATGAGGATGAGGCTCGGCGTCGGCGCTGCTCGAACTGCGAGTATTACGACAACTCGACCAAGACGCAGGCCAAGATGGAGCGCATCCCACGCAACGCTTGGGACACTGGTGCCGGGTATCGTGGCTACTGCGACAAGTTTGAATTTGTCTGCCATGACATGCGAGCGTGTCAGGCGTGGGAAGAGCGCGAGTTCGAGGAAGATTGACGTATGGCGCGATTGTGCGAGAATGGCGGCACTGAGTCGCCAGCGCCCGCCAGTAGCGCATCCGTCCACTAGGATAGCGCCGTGACACCTGAAGATTGGCTCAGACGAAATCTCAAAGAGGTTTTCGAGTTACCCGTTGAGGCGGTCGATTGGCTGCTGATGCTTTGGGGTGCCATTCAGGTCTTTGATGATGTGGCTGACGGGGATACTGTGACCCGTCCTGACCTTGATGCTGCGATCTGGAACACGCTGGTCGCAATGCCTCGTAATCCCTTCTTTGTTGTTCATGCGGCTACGCTTGCGCCGATTGTTGCAGCCATGATTCTGAAATGGCAGGCCAGTGATCGTGTAGAAATTGCAGGCGCACCTACGGCCATGTCCTATGCTTGGCGAGCAGGATATTACGATGTCGTGCTGATGGTGGTGCAGTGCTGCAAGGGTGTGGATTTTGCGACCAAGAACGCACATCATGTGATGTCACTGTACGGCGAGCAGTTTGAAGATTATTTGAAGGAATTTGAGCATGCCTAATCCAGTCGTTGCGCTTGTTGCTGGTGGCAGCGCCATTCTCAGTTCGTCTGCACAGCGTAGTGCTGCCAAGTCTGCTGCTGGAGCGCAGACGCAAGCCGCCCAGATGGGCATTGATGAGCAGCGCCGTCAGTTTGATGTGATGCAGGAGTTGCTGTCTCCTTATGTGAGCGGCGGCACGCAGGCATTTCAGGCGCAGCAGCGTCTGCTTGGGTTGGGCACTCCTGAAGAACAGCAGCAGGCTATTTCTGCGCTGGAGCAAAGTCCGCTCTACCAGGCTCAAGTGCGTCAGGGCGAGCAAGCCCTGATTCAGAACGCCGCTGCCACCGGGCAACTCCGGGGTGGCAACCTTGCTGCCGCACTGGCTCAGTTCCGTCCTGCCATGCTGCAACAGCAAATTCAGCAACAGTTCGCCAACCTTGGTGGACTGGCTCAGTATGGTCAGGCGTCTGCGGCTCGGGTAGGTGCTGGCGCTCAAGCCTCTGGCACAAACATCGCCAACCTGCTGGCTCAACAGGGTGCTGCGCAGGCTGGTGGCGAGTTGGCGGCAGGGCGTGCGACTTCTCAGATGCTGGGGTTGCCTGCGCAGATCGGCGGGTATGCTGCTGGCAATCCTGCGTTTGCTGCTCAACTTGGCAACTTGTTTGGTGGGACTCAACCGGCTGCCACTACCCCTGGTTTCAGTGAAGCCATGTACGGCGGGATGCTCTAAGGATCAATCATGGTCGCACCGTTTAACTATGCCATTGATGTTGCAAGTCCGATTGAGCAGGCCGTCAGCGGTCTGAAACTTGGTGTCGGCGTTGCTGAGTTGCAGGCAAAGCAGCAAGAGATGGCGCGTGCTGCCCAGCAGCGCCAACAGGCCGCTTTGGAGCAGCAGCGATTCTTTGAGAATCCCAACCCAACGATTCAGGATGTGATGCGCTACAGCGCCTTCTTGCCTCCTGAGCAGGCGAAGGTGTTGTCTGATCAGTTTGGAACACTGGACAAAGGTCGTCAGCAGGGCATGTTGCAGTTTGGCGGTCAGGTGCTGTCATCCGTTGCTGCTGGCAAGCCTGAGATTGCAGTGCAACTGCTGCGTGATCGTTCTGCCGCAGAGCGTGATCCTCAGCAGGCCAAAGGCTATGCAGACCTTGCGACAATGGTTGAGTCATCGCCGAGCGAGGCGCTGAAGATTCTTGGCCCGACTTTGGCAGCACTGCCAGGCGGCAAGGATCTGATT